ATAAAATTGGAATCTGTGAAATGTTTGGATATGAGATTGAAGAAGGTGTTATAGTTAATGCTACCAAAGAAGGTAAGCTTAATATTAAAGCCTTTGAAATTAATGAGTCTTGTGATGAAACTGCACTGGCTTGTTTAAAAATGCACCAGTTTCTAAACCCAAAAAAAAGGAGTAAAAAATAATGACTAATAAAACAGGAATAATCAGTAATTGTTTTGACAATAGAACCTACCAAAATCAGCCATCTAAATATCCGTCATGGAAGGTAATGATGGGAGATGAAGAATTTGTCTGTTATACAAATCTTGATATTGGAGTTAAACAAGGAGATAATGTTTCTTTTGATTATGGTGTAAGTAAGAAAACTGGTAAGCCTTACATTGAATCTGATTACACTACTAAGAAGCCAAAGATTCAGGTTATACCTCAAGATGGTACAGCACCAGCAGAGGAAATACCTGTTTATGATGATAATTTGAGAAATTATGAACCAGACCATTTTGCAAATAACAAAGTGGTAGATAATAGTCCGAGCAACTTCAATTATGGTGCGAATGTGTCTAAAACAGTTGATAAGAAATCAATGCAGATTTTTGCGACAGCTTTATGCAAAAGTAGTTTGGAATCAGGACAATTAAAATGTGATAGACAATCAATACAAAATTTCATAAAAGAAATGAAAACTGTATTTGAATCTGAATTTTAATATGAATTTAACCCCAGCTTTTTTTCCCAAGTCCCTTTCGTTTATCTTGGTTTTTAGCTGGGGTTTCCAACTATTGCAAAGAATACAAAAATAATATAATGATTATAAAAAAAGTAACTGGGTCATGTTTTTTTGAATATATTTCAGAATATGACTCAGAAGAAAAGGCTTTAAGTGGACTAGACGGAACATTTAAAGAAGTTAAAGTGAGTTCTATTAAAATTGAAAGAACTCTCATAACAAAGGAGAATGATGAACAAAGACATCAAAACTCTGCAGAAGCTAAGACTAAAGGAAGAGAAAAAATATAGAATAGGCTTCAATCTTCTACATAAAAGTAGAAAGTATTTGGAACAAGCAAAATCGCTTTCATTCCAAAGGCAGAAACTAGACGAACAATTATTTAGTTAATTGTTAGTACATAACCAGTAAAAAAAGGAGAAGGCTATATGGAATATTTTGACTCAATTTTAAAGACCCCTGAAGAAATAAAAGAAGAACTTGATACTGCTTCTGATGCAGTAGCAGATGCCCAATACGATTACCGTAGACTAGAAGAACATAAAAAAATTGCCCAAGAACAATTAACTTTAACTGTTAAAATGGAAAAGAACTGTAGTATGGCAGAAGCCAAATCTCATGCGATTTCAGACAGCAACTATAAAATTTTAATAGATGGAGTCATTGAAGGTGAAAGAAAATATAGTAAAGCAAAATCAAACTATGCAAACTTAATTTCTAAATTAGATTATATGAGAAGTTGGATTTCATGTCAGAAACACATAAGCAAATAAACGAACGACTCATTGAGGAACTGACTAATGAGAATCTAGTCCTGAAAGAACAAAAAGAAATACTAGAATTAAGAGTTAAATATTTACAACAACAAATCAGAACTTATAGTGTGAAGGATTATGGAAAAAAAGATATTTAGTAAGGGAACTTTAAACAAGGAGAGTTACCATGAACGAGTTAAAAACTATGACCCCAAGTTTGCTGAAAAAAGGTTTGAAGATTATTGTAGAAGTAAAAAACTTTCTTTTAAAAAGCTATTACTCAACGCAGATGAAAACTTGTTTGAGAGTCCTATCCCACACTGGTCTAAGCTTGGTCTTATGGTTGCTCAGCCTGATTATTTTTGTTACGGAAATAATAAGCAATTCTATGCAGAAATTAAAGCAAGTAATAAAATCAAGATACGAGATTTAAAAAAATACTGTGCATGGGAATCAACTATGTGCGATATTAAATATACTCAATATTATATTTGCTTTTGCTTTAATGATAAAATGGTTATTAAAACCATATCTCAAATAATGGAACTATTACCAAAATCTAAGCTTGATTCGTACCACGAAGGCAACAAATACTATATTCTCCCCTTATAAGATATTGCTATATTATATAATATCTATATTATGTATTGTACAAACAAAACAACGGAAGGAAACCAAATGACTAAAATATTAACTGCCGTTAGCTATGCCTTTATTATTGTAATGATTTTATGGATTCTTAAAAACTCTATTTTTAATTTATTGCAAAGCATTAGTTATCTTGACCCTGTAACTAAAATATATGTTTGTGTGGGTTTTGCTTTGATTATTGTTTATTATGGTTTTCAGGGTTAATGCCAAGTATTCACGACATTTTTATTAATTTTTTTAAAATTAACAGACTCTAAGTCATATTCTATTCCAGTTATTTTATATTTATCTGTGCTATTCAAAGTGCCTATTAAATTATTAGTAACAATTAAATTTGGGTAAGTGTCTTCAACTTTTGTGTAAGTAACTTCTTGTTGATCTGTTTTTTTATCTATGTAACTAATAAATACAGTAACCAAAACATAATTCATTATTTCTTCTTAAACAAATCCAAACTAGGCTTCAACCCGTAAATAGAACCAAAGATTCCAACAGTTAGCCAAACATACCAATCGGGTAAATTGTTAAAGTACAAGAAGAATAGATCCAATTTTTCTTTAGCATCTGGAGAGCCTGAAAATACTGAATAAGAAATTACCAAGATAGGAAGTATTACAATCGCAAGTACAACCTCATCTTTATAACCTGTTTGCTGATTATCATTTACAGCAGTAGTTAATTCTATTTCTCCTCTTTTCATTTTTTCAGCAGTTAGAAGTCTTGCTTCACTCATAACAACTTCTGTTGCCTTTTTGTTCTTATAAACATCAGTTCCAGCTTTAATTGCTAAACTTGCTAAATTCCACCACATATGCGTACTACCTTTGTTCTTAACAGCCTCTAAGACTGTCAAATTAACCCTTTATTTAATGATTTGATATCCTTGCCTTATCAATCTATAGGAAAGCTATTTGTTTAGCCTTAAAATGCCTTAAAATTACTTTCCTTCTACTTTTTCAATTAGTAGTTGTATATAATGAATAGCCTTTTTTAAATCTTGGACTTCAATAGAAGTATTGCTAGATTTTATATTATACCTACTAATATATTTGATAGCATTGCCTTGATACCAATTCAAGTTGTTTTCATAGATGTAATCTGACACCTGTATTTTTTGGTCTTTATAATGCGAACCACCCACCTGAGTATCTTTAGGAGATTCAATTATATTTTTAAATAAAGCTGGGTTTGTCATTAGTAAGGTATGTAAGTTGTTTTCTGAGTATCTTCATCTCTAATTGCTTTTCCATTAATTTTTCTATTCTTCTTTTCATTGACATAAGAAATATGAATCCAACCACTATTACCACCCTCGTAAAATTCTAAGATCAGTTGGTCATACGATTCAATGTTACTAATAATCCAGTCGGCAAGTTCTTTGTTGTCCATTCCTAGTATTTCAAAATCTACCGCTTGTCCTTGAGTGTGTTGGGAAGTAATTTTTGAACCAATAGCAATACAGAGTTCTCCTGATCTAAATCCTGAAGAAATAGTTACTGGTTTTCCAAAATGAGAACGAATTGGTTGTAATACATTGGTACATAAAGATTTAAGATTATCTATTTGAGATGCGTTAGGATTATTAGGTATTCCTTTTCTTGAAGCTATTTGGCTTTTAGTTAATTCTTCTAGTGTGAAGTTTGCTGATAATTTCATATATAAATATTGTTATCCCAAGAGCCATCACGTTTCAAATACATGGGTGTAATGTGTGGCATACCATCAGTTATAAGTCCACAAGATAAAACGGGTTTTTTTAAATTTAATCTCATGTATTTCATGCTAAGAGCATCTTTATCAATTAAACAACCTACGGACATTCCAAAGTTTAAATGGAAGTCGTTACCTATAAACTTACATTCGCTGACTGTATGATAATGACCCTGAACTACTGAAACTGCAAATTGAGACACAGCTTTGCTTACATCAGGACTAAATTGATGTCCAAAAAGAATCCTACCTTTATCTGTATTAATAAAATGTTTTTCTTTCCATTCCCAACCATTTCCAACTTCTAATATTTGATTGTATGATTTAATAAAACTACTTGTCATTCCTTTAGCCATTGCCCTTCTCAAAACCATAGAGCCATGATTAGATTCTAACAAAACCATTTTAGGAAATAATTTATGTAATTTTTGAATATCTTTTTTACCTAACTCCAATTCGTCTTTTGGACTAGGTAAATCAGGGTCAATGTTATGACTCACATTTATAGAATGAAAGTCCATTTCATCTCCAATACAAATTACAGTATCAGGTTTATATTTAGATTTTAGTTTAGAAAGAAACCCATGCCAATTTTTATGAGCAAAAGGAAAATGCAAATCTGAAATCACGAGGATTTTTTTATGCTTAGACATTATTTAAAATAATTATAAAACCCACTAACTAAACCAGCTATTACCAGCAGAACAAATACTGCTCCCTTGCCTCTATTGATCTGAGAAAATAATTCATCTTGTCCTTTTTCTAATTTAGAAATTTTTTCACAAATGAATTGAAGTTTAACTTCTGTAGATGATTGTTTAGCCATAGAGTTCTATTAGTTGTATTTGTTTATTTTGTCAATTATCTAGGTCTGCCTTGACCTCTTTTAGCCGAGTCCCTTATTTGTTTTCTTGATCTACCTTTTCGCTTATTCTTGTTCATAGTAGAGGTAATAGGCTTAGTCCCAATAGAAGTTCCTTTGTATCTCTTGGTATAGGTAATAACTGCACCATATATATTTCCTTTTTTCGCCATTATAGCATGAAGTGAAAAGGGTTAAATTTTTTGTTAGGATTTTGTGGAGTGGGTCTTTCACATTTGCACATTTTAATATTGAATAGTTTGCAGATAATAAGTTTTAGTTTTTTAATCATTTAATATCTATATTCATAAATTTTTAGTTGGAATCATAATGTGTTTTAAGACTCTACCTTTTTGAGAGCCTTCTTTAATAACATAGCCTGAAGTTCCGTTGCCATTGATATCAACTTCTTTTCTAGCTTTGTTTAGAATTTTGTTGCTATTCTCTACTTTGTTGTTCTCGTAGTTTTTAGCAATTAAATCTTTTAGTCTTTCCATAAGCACTTGTCATTTGTGCCTTCCTGTTATTTACTTCCACCAATGTAGCCACCAATAACACCAATCAATCCTGTAACTGACATCTTCATAAGTGTAATTACAGAATCATCTACTGGTCTATTTTCTTCTAGTGCCACAACATAATCTCCAATAATAATAGTACCTAACAAAACTAGAACACCGCTTGTAATTAAAAGAATTATAATATCTTTAAAGTTTCTATTGTTCATCTTCCTCATCATCATCATACTCATCTTCATCTCCAGCTTCATTTAGATCATAAAGTCTGTTTTTTATTTCTTCAAGAATATCCACTTCTTTGTCTTTTAAAGTGTCTAGTTGGTCAAATAATTTCTCTAGTTTTTTGTCCATATGTAAATCCTTTATTTATAATTTCTTAATCTTCTAAATCCCAACTTGTTGTTGATTCGTTCCATGTGTATATATTGTCATCATCTGGATAAGCAACTGGTGCTTCATAAATACAAGTGTCTTCATCTAATATCCAAGATGCGTAAGGTTTTTTATTAATAAAAGCATTTCTGTCTTCATCATAAGTATAACCTATTCCAGCATGATTTTTTCTTAAAGGTGTTCCTCCAGTTAAGTGAACTCCTCCATGAGTGTTGTAAGATGTTTGTTTCCATACTGGATAACCAGTAAGTTTAGTTAAGAAATCTATTCCATTAACTTCTTGTTCAATTCCGTTTGAATCTTTTAGTTCATTATTATGAATGGATAATACTTCTATTACCTTATTATTTAATCCTATTTTAGCGAATGAAGCCATTATGCTGTGTAACTCCCAGTTCCTGTAAATGATAAAATTGTTTTTCCTGAAACTCCTGTAGCAACTGTTGGACTACCTGTTGTAGTTCCTGAATAACTTGCATCAGGCATACTTAAAATAACTACACCTTTTCCACCTGACGATGCTGTTCCGATATTATGTACTCCACCTCCACCTCCACCAGTATTAACTGTACCTGCTACTGATGAACTAATACCACCATTTCCACCACCACCAGTTCCGCCACTTCCTCCTGAAACATTTCCACCTCCACCGCCTCCACCTGCGTAAGTTACTGAAGAACCAGTTATTGAAGAAGCTGTACCTGCACCACCTGCAACACCATTACCATCACCTGCTACATTTAAACCAACCGCACTAGCACCACCTCCTCCACCTCCTGCTCTATAAGTAGAGGCATCAGTATTTCCAGTACCACCATTGTTTCCCTGACTTGGAGATGTACTTGGAGTGTTACCTGCTCCTCCCAATCCTGTATTTGTTGTACTTTCTAAATTATAACCACCACCACCAGAACCACCATTTAAACCAGTTTGATTTGGTGCAGAACTTGGTCTAGCTCCAGCACCTCCTCCTCCTGATGAAGTTATAGTTGTTAAACCTGAACCTGAAATTGAAGAATCACTACCATTAGTTCCTGTAACTCCAGTTTGAGTATTACCTCCAGCACCACCATCTCCTACTGTTACTGTAATTGCTATACCTAAACCTACTGATTGGGTAGATGTTCTATATCCTCCAGCACCACCTCCGCCACCAGAACCACCACCACCACCAGCTACGACTAAAAAATCTACTGAATAAGTTGTATCTATTGCTTGTGTTCCTGAATTTACTCCAGAAGTAGCAACCCAACCTTGTGTAGCATCTACATAAGTACAAGTTACACCTTCTCTAGCTGTTGCTAATGCTTTATTATCTGTTGCACCATTTATATTTAATCCGTTAGCACCTAATGTAATATTATTGGTAGCAAAAGTTCCTGCGTAATCTACTATTTGAATCTGATCTCCAACACTAGCTGAAGCTGGTAAGGTAACTGTGAAAGCTGATGATGTTGTATTACAAGGATAACCATAACCAGCTACTGCAGTAAATCCTGTAGTTTGAACTGATTGCCAAGAAGTTCCTTCTGATACATCTGTAAAAGATAAATTTCCTGACCCATCTGTTTTTAAAAATTGATCTGTAGTTCCGTCAGCACTTGGTAATGTAAAAGTTATATTTTCACTAAGAGCATCAGGAGATTTTAAAGCAACATAACTTGACCCGTTATCTGTATCTTCAGGTAATCTAATTTCAGCACCAGCAGTTGATGTTCCTGTTACAGAAAGTGGACTGCTAATAGTAGAATCTAAAAAATTAACTGTATTAGTAGCTTGGTCAAAAGTTGCTAATTGAATCCAATCATCATTGTCTGCATTACGCATTTTCCAAGAATCAGTAGTAGTATCATACCACATCATATAAGCATATTTTGTAGATGGTTCTGTAGCTGAAGAATTGTTTGAAACAATAGCTTGTAAAGCTGAATTAATATCCGTTCTTGTAGAAGGGAATGTTTGGTTGCTTATTATATAATCGTGATTTGCCATTAAAAACCTTTTGCTATCATATCAAATGTTCGTGATATTTCTGTATCACTAGAATTGTAGAATGTCACTTGAAAAGTGCTTATAGTTTTATTCGTAACTACA